CTCAGAACATCGTTGTTTGCGGGGGTCTGGGTGAATCCGTTCTTGCGCAGCTCTGTAATCAGGGGCAGGGCAGAGGGGTCAACGATGATCCTCTCCGGCTTGAGACCATCCAGCCACGCTTTGAGGTCTGCAACATACTCGCCCACGGTCTTTTGCCGCTTCTGTTCGCGGCCGCTGTAGTAGTACTCCCGGGTGACGATCCAGCAGTCTGCATCTGCCCGCTTCTGGAACAGCAGAAAGGTCGTTGCGTTCTGGGTGCCAAAGTCGCACGCCACATAGGCGCTCTTTGGCGAAAGCTGCGGCAGCACATCAACAACGTGCTTTTTGCGGTCGAACATGTCATATACAAGGCCCTCCGCCACGGTCCACAGGCCCAGAATGTAACGCTGATAGAAAACGCCGCTGTACTGGCTGCGGTATCTGGCCTTGATGTCCTCGGAAAGCGACAGGTTGTCGTCCATCGTGAAATGGAGATACATCATCTTGCGGGAACGGCACTTGCGCACCCACTCGAGATAAAACCAGTGCTGTGGGCTGCCCGGGTTGCAGTTGAACCAGAACTTTGACCCAGTGACAGAGCATCGGGCCGTGGCCTGGTTGACGAAGCTCTGCGGCATCAGGGCCACCTCGTCGAAGAATGCCCCGGCAAGGGTGATGCCCTGGATCAGGTCCTGACTGCTCTCGTCCTTGCCGCCGAAAAAGTAAAACTCGTTGGTTCTGCCGCCCTTGCTGACGGTCATGCAGTTTTCCGCCCGGTGCTCCTTGACGTTGTAGCCACGGGCCGCAAGCTGCTGCTTGAGCGTCCCCAGCACGTTGCGCCGGAAGCTGGCGATGGTCTTTCCACACATGGCAAACTGCTGGCCGCTGTAGCAGGTCATAGCCCACTGGACGAAAGAAAAGCTCATGGCAAAGGTTTTGCCCGATCGAATAGCGCCATCAGCAATGATGCCGTTGTAGCCGCTGTATGCGCTCTGCGGTGTCCACCAGCTCAAGACCTGCTTTTGCCGTTGGCTGAGGGCTTTCCAGCGAAAACCGTTACTTTTCCGCATGGTCGTCCTCTTCCTCCGGCAGCATCTCCACGTCATCCGGCGGGCTGATGTCTGCGGCAGCGCTCAAAGCCTCAAGCAGGCCATCGTCCGGGGCTTCTATGCCGCTCTGGTCTCCCAGCATAGCAAACTTGTCCACGATGGTGCCAAAAGCCGTGGACAGCTGCGGCAGCGTTGCTTCTGCGATTTTGTCAGGGTCTGCCATCGCCTGAAGGTACAGCCCGAGAAGATCCTGTGCTTCCCCGCGCTTGCTGCCTAAGTAGGAAAGCATGTCCTGCGAATTTTCCCGCTTTTTTTGTGCACACAAACGCGCACTCTCCGGGTCTTCCTTCACGACTTTCTTAACCGTCGCGTCTGAGACATCGTTCAACTTTGCAGCGGCGCGGTAGCTTTGGAGTTGCACATAGTCAGCAACGATCTTCTTTTTTTGCTTATCTGTCAGCCGCCGTGCGCCCACCGCCACCACCTCTCTAAACTCACGCAAAAGAAAAACCGCCCGGAAATCCGAACGGTCAAAATATCGAATGTGCCGCTTGCAGGGCTCGAACCTGCACACGTCCGGTTATGAGCCGGATGCTCT